GTCCCCGGACCCGTTACGGGCCGCGGTTTCGAAAAAAAACCCCAACGATAACGCGGGGTTGCGGACCGTTAACACAAACACGAACAACGGCACCAAAAAACGCCAATGATATCATAGAGGTACAATAACGTTGTGAATAATGGTTCAATCGTGTACGTTTAACACATGCCCCCGTATCGACGGGGGACGGCCCCCGGCCGGACATTGACAATATGGACCCAATCACCGGTTATCCGGGGGTTGGAAACAATATCCGTTGTTCCAATCGTCGCCGGTTCCACAACCCCGGGAATTTCCCGGGATTGAAACGGCCCGATGATTCCCGGGGACGGGATGAAACGATAACGCCCGGGCAACCGGGATTGGATTTGGAACAATGTCAAAAACGAAAAACCGCAAAAATTCCCCCGTTGTTGAAACGACCGATACCGCGGCCCCCGTGGATTTGTCCACGTTGGATCCCGCAACGATCGGTGATATGACGGGCGAACAATTGGACGTGTTACGTGCCGCGTTGGCACCATTGGCGGCCGCAACCGGGATTGCATTGAAATCCCAACGTGCCGCGGAACGTGCGGCGCGAATGGCGCGACCGGGCAAACGGGAAATTATCACAACGTTGGCATTCGGTGAAAACGGTGTGAACGTGGATTATGCGACGACGGCAATGGCCAACGCCGGATATGATGCGCGGGATTTGGACATCGATAAAATCGTATCCATGATCGATTCCGTTATCCGCGAATTTGCCGTCACGGCACGGGTTTTGACCGCGTCCGACACGGCCGATCGCACGTACGCGATTGAACGTACCGGCGACAAAAAATCCGGCACGTTGCACGCAACGGTTCGAATGGTTTCATGCACGCGTAACGTGGGCCGGAAATCATAACGGTCGGGATTGTGCGGATTGTCCCGGGGTTCACGCCCCGGGATAATCGCCACGGGTAATAACCGTGGGTTTCCGGGGTTGCCCGGATCCGGCACCGGCAACAACAATGAACAACGGGTAAAACAATGGCATTGACCATATACGCAATTTCGATTTGTGCGGTTATCGCAATTTCCGCATTTGTGTAAACCACAACACCCCGGGGTTGACACCCCGGGGTTTTTCACGTTCCGGCCCCGTGCGATTGTCTCGATGACAATCGCCGGGATCGGACACTTACGCCATTTTTCGAAACCGAGTTATGGCATGGGGATTGCATGGTTCAAGAATTGTGCCAAATGCGAAAATAATTAGCACGGAACGGTTGTTCAGTGTTGAACATTTGATCACCGGTGAACAGTTGTTCAGTGGTGAACATTTGATCACCGGTGAACGGATGTCCGACATGCAAGCGTCGTGCCAGTCCGATTTTCGGATTTCTTCACGGAAATCTCGCGTGAGCACAGTCCAGCGACAGTGTTTATATATATAAGTAGGTAGTAGGCTCGATTTCGAGCCTGCCCCAGAAAACAAGAAGGAGTTCGCGATGTTAGAGAACAGAGACCAGTTGTGCCAGCTTGCTTTGATGGCAGGTACCAAAGCGTTGTTTCACGTCGGCCATGACGGCTATGCGATGTCGTTGCGTTATGCGCTTGCGCGTCGTCCCGGTGATTATCTCAACGCGGAGAAGCAAGCGTTTGCATCCGAAATTGCGCTTGCCCGTGGTGGTTGGTCCAAGGAGGCCACGATTTTGAAGAGCGTGGCACGAACGCTTCATGCGGCGCGGATCAACAGTGACGAGTTGTTGTTGTCGTGGGTCACGCTCGCGGTCCGAGCAGCAGCCGTTTTGTAAAAACCCGGACCCTTCAAAAACCAAGGGTGCCCAGTATCAGTGGGTATCCAGTCACGGTGGGTCCACAGCATGGGGGGGAATGGGTTTTCATAATCGAACAGATTGCCCGTTCCATATATCTACCACCCGTTCACATTTATGTGGATAGTACTGCGTGGATATGGTATTATTGTTGACATGGGGCACACCACGTTGGTTCCCCAGTTTTTGAATCGGGCCGCATCCAAAGGAGTTTCACAATGTACGAAATCCAGCAATTTCACACGAAGTTCGCCAACACCGAAAATTTCGCAGACCACGACCGGACGCAAGAGATATGGCGCACAAAAATTGGCTATTGGTCCACAGAGACAATCCGTGGACCAGAAACCAATGACGCGCCCATCGAAGTGTTTCGGTTTTCGACGCGAGTCATTACCGACACCAACACACCGGGTGCTTCCGTGGACGGTGGGTTCAGCGTTATGGCCGTTTGGAACGATGGAGAAGCGTGGGTCGTCACCGATCAAACGAACTTCCCACCCGACGAGTCGGGTCGTTGTGAGCCGGTCCATGTGGCGCGTTATTCGGACTTGGACGATGCGATGTTGGAAATCCAGCATTGGATATACGGGGCATTGCACGCGGCTATCTACGGGTCGGCCAACGGGCCGCTGACATTCAAACAGTACGTCGAACGCAACATGACCGAAGAGCTGCTCGCGGACGCTGGATTTTACCAAGAGCGATGGGGGATGGAATTGTGCGAAGAGGGCCGCGACGACGCACCGATAGAGCGTGCGATGTCGGAAATTTTCAAAAACACACAATGGTCCAAGTGAAACGATTCGACAAAATGGAGTCAGCAATGAAAACGCAAGCTTATTCGCGATTACCGGTTCCGTGCTCGCGGTTCCGACGCAACGCCCCTTCGGGGACCGTTGTTTCAGAAGACCATTGGGACATCAATCATTACAACACTGAATTGGGAACGTGGGTCGAAGCAATCGAGCCGGTCGATGTGGACGGCACCGAGCGGCTCGTTCACACCAATCGGTTGTGCTTCCGTGTGTGGTCGTTTGGTCCGGACTTCAGTTTGGACGGCGGTATCAGCAAATTCGTGGTGTGGGGATTCGACGAGCCCAAACCCCGGGATATGCTGTATTTGAAGTCCACCAAATGGTACGTGACGCAACAGGGTGGCGAATTTGCGCGGCATATAGCCGTGTATCCATCCCCGAACGGATGGGCTGACGCGATAACGGACATCCAAGATTGGATGATGTACACGTTGCAAGCAGCGCTCACCCCGAACACACCCCCGCTAAAGACAACCACCGACCCCGCGATGAAAAAAATCATCGACCGGGCCAACAAAGCCGCAAACCCCGATTTGAGAGAATTCATTTTTTCGCGGTGGGAGAATCGTGTGGACGCGGAATCGCCAGAGCCGCTCCGGTACAAGAGTCCTTTTTGCGGTTATCTGACACCGGAAGAGCGCGCCATGTTCCATGAATTGAGAAGCCCTTCATGGGGTATTCCGCAAGATCAATATTCGTTTCGTGATTCGGAAGAGCGCAACACGCCCGCAGCATCTTTGCACGGGTTTCGCGTTCGAGATGATTTTTGGCAAACAAACCGGAAGGACGAATTTTAACAACGACAACAGGAGGTGTCCCGTGAAGACGATTGAAATGGAATTTACAATCAGCGCAAAAACGTACGCGCTGTTTGCACACCATCGGAGAAATCGCGATAATCGCGATCATTGGTACGGTTTCGAGCGCACACCCGACAACGTGTTCGAGCAGTGCTTTGACCGCGAATGTGTTTGGCCGGCTGATGACATTACCTTCAAACGAATCGCACACAAAACCTACGGTGACGGCACGCCAATCAAGATGGGATGGTTTGCCAAAATTACAGTTCGGCACGTCACGTCACCGTACAGCCACCTTACCGGCGTGAAGCCCCGCACGGAACCGGATTTGGAAAGAATTTCTTTGATCCAACAAGCAATTTCGCCCCGCGACGACGATGAAGCGGAATCGATTTTCGCATTTGCGATGACTCGTGGCCCCGTTCGTCCGAGCGGGAAAACACGGAAAATTGACAATCTCAATTATTTGCAGAACTTGGTCACGGAAATTGCCACAGCGGGCCATGCGAGCAAATATGGGTTTGACGGTGCTTCCGCGTTGCGGGACGACGGGGATTTGGGACAACGGGTTTTGGAAGTAAAACGTCAAATGTACCGCTGCACCGAATGCAAGCGGGAAATGACGCCAGACGAATGCGGTGACGTTCCCCCCGAAGAGCTTGCGTGCGACAAGTGTGCGGGTATCGAGCCGGTTGCGTTGTGTTCATGCGGAAGTCCCGCTGATACCCACGCGGCAAGTCAAGAGGAGCGTATGCAATGCGCGGATTGCAATTACGCTACGCGGTGATTGTCGATTAGGCCCAATGCGTCGGCCCCCACAAGGGGGTCGGGTTCGACAAATTGAGCCGGTTTTTGGGAACCGGCAGGAGGTTTTTGCAATGACAGTTATCCGACGACGAGGCGTGGTCATCAAGCGCGATGGCAAGCCAATCGAAACCAAAGAGGCACGAGAGATCCGTGAAGCATCCAAAACGGAAGCGGAACTCGAGCCGAGTGTTCAGCAATTGAAGGAGCGTTTCAACCGTCAGTTCCAAGAGGTGACGGCATGAACACGCTTATTTTGTTGGCGGCGCTTTTGGGAAACACAATACCGCACTACGTCCCACCGGGGCATCATAGTGATGTTCCCGCCCATCAGCACAACCACGTTGACCGGATCGAGGGCGACTGGGCGGTTGTATTGGACGGGGAGCGGCAAGTCGACATTCCATTGCATTGGCTGCCATCGGGCATCCATGAGGGAGACATATTGTGCAGTGCATTCATCGTCCGATTGTTTTGAGTCCGCGTAACGTTAGCGAGCGCCATGTGTACAAGTGCTCGTGTTCCGTTTGCGATAAATTCTGGGTGTCCAAGCTCGTCACCGTGGACAACACTCCACGCGGCGATTTGGACCGAAAAACGGGGGATTGATACGGAATGGCTGCAACGCATTTGCCGAGCACGGCGTTTGTCCGTTTTTTACAATGGACGGGCAACGTGCCGACAAATGCGGAGCACGCCAAAGGTGGTTTACAATGGGTAAAAGAAAGAAACATTCGCAACGAGTGCCGAAGCAGTTGTCCGGTGTCGTTGCCTATGCGGAACGAAGAATTTCCGAGGGCAAATACCCGACAGAAGCCCAATTCATGGTGCTTCGGGCGTTGGCGTCAGATGGCAATGAACGGGCAACCAGTTTGCTTCGGGAATGTTTTTCCGGTGAGTCCAACGAACCAACGGAGACGCAATACGTCACAGCACCGCGGTATTTCGTCAATTGGCCGCTGTTGACACCGTTGTTAATTCCACTCGCGTTCGCAGTTGGTTGCGGCATTTTGTTGCAATCATTCTGGGCCGCGATATTCGCTTTCGCATTCGCAACGAAAGACCTCATCAACGTGTACGCAGCCATCGCAACGGAAGCGCAACAACAAACAACCGATGATGACTAAAACCGGCACAAGCATTTTGCGTTGCTCGCGATTTCGCGTTCAACCGAATACCATTCGACGCAAAACAACGAACAATGCGAGCAACGGTCAATTTGAAACGCTGCTCATGTAAATGAACGCCCTTCGCGGGCACAACCGGAGGTGAATGGAAAATGGAGCGACCCAACATGGAGTTGACTGGTGCGGTGAAAGCCGTGTCCCGAACGGCATCGAAGATATTAAGGGCATACAGCAAATCGCAAACGAGGCCCCAGAAATCCCCAACCGCGGTGGACTTGATCATCGATTTGGTGACCGACCTTTTCCATTTGTGCGACTCGGAAAATGTCAGCGTTCAATTTGTGATTGATAGAGCGCATTCGAATTGGACAAGCGAAAGAAACGCCCGTCGATAGCCAATTTCGTACGCTACGTTTCGTAGCGTACCATGTTGGACTCAGCCAAGTCAAGATCCAAAAAATCAACGACGACCACGGCTTTCGGGGAATGGGGTACCGCAGACGCCGTTGACCCACCAACCGCCAAACTGCAGCGAATGATGTCGTCCAGTTATACCTCCGATTTGTAAAATTGTCTCGCCTCCGTGCCAATCTCGCCTGCGTGCCAAGATTCATCCTCGATACGGTATAGATACCCCACCGATAGCGACCGCGGGCGGAACAGAACAGTACAGTACAGAATTGATTTACAGCAGGTGTTGCAAGATTGGGACTCCAACCAGCCTTTTCGAATTACACTCGAGCAAGCTTCACCAAACAGCGCTCAGCGAAGAAAGAGGTCGAGCCACAAATAAGAGGACGGCGGCCCAGATTTCATTCATTTCTTTCAGCAGCCGTTAAGTTTAGCAATTGAGTAGGCTGACTCGCGAAACTGGACTTGAATTCGAAACTTTGGAAAAGACCTCAAAGCGTAGCTCCGTAGTTAAAGCTTCGTTGAGGCTTAAACGGATCAGACCACTACGTGTGAGTCTTTAACAACCATTGCTGAATAAAGAATTCATGCTTTCAGATCCAAAAAGTTTCCTCATCCCCGCTAACATGATTGCCAAAATGACCTGAGTGCCGCACACAGCAACATCCATTATCTGCGACCGAAGCACATCGAACGTCGTACAAACCCATCTCATGGAGAAGGAATAGTAGGAATTTGGTTGGGAATGAACGGCACAAAACAGCTAATTCCTTGCTGGAGACCCTCTGGAGTCTTTTTACCAGAAACCCGGCGTTTTCAAAACCCTACCCCACCCAGTCTACAACCGCGATTCCATGAGGAAAAACCGGTCTTTAAAGCACTGTCCAAGCAACGGCGTCGGGTGCAACGCGCCCACCCGGTCGCACCAATGGACAAAAACGCGACCCTCATGCAATTGCTTTGCGTCACGACGATTTTGTTTTTTTTCACATAAACGTTGTTTTATGGTTGCATTATCTATCCACCCGTGCGAACATATCGGGGTGTCGGCAATCCCGGCATGGCGACAAAGAACAAGGGCAGTGAAAACAAGGAGGTGTTTCATGCCAGAGTCCAATGCCAGCAAGAGTGAACACCCAGCGGTTGTCGATACGCAAAGTCAACTTGACGCGCTCATCGGAGACGTTAAGGACTTAGTGATCCTCGGTCACCTCGTTGGGTACAACCTTCGCGGTATTGAGCCAACCGCCGCTCGTTTTGAAGAAGAGTTGACCACCCATTGTCCTCATTTCGAATCTGCCATACCGAAAGCTCCAAGCAAGCTGACGTGGGCAGAACGAAGTGTGAGCGAGGCAGTCAACGCACTTCCGAAATCGCAGCGTCTTCGGCTCGAAGTTGCGGACAAAACATCGCTTTACACGATGTACTCGTTGCATGAGTACGACCGGGAAAATGACGCCCATAGCAGGGTTGGCAGACTCTTGGTTTCCATCATCAACGGGAGAGCATGCATCAACATGGACCCAACTTCGAACGAAACAACGTCCACAGGTGACGAAGTGTCGTTTTTGGAGCGCGTACGTTTTGTGTTTTCACACGCCAAGGAACTGATTGACCGCAGGACCGCAGAAGACACGTTCGCGACTCAAACGGTTGGAACATTCATCAAGAATGAGCTTATCGCGCTCGGGTCGATTCCGGTCCAGCGGGGTCAACGGTTCGTCAGGATGGGCGGTGGTCCCGGTTTGATTGCACTCCGAAGCGCAATTGCCGCACTCGGTGGTCGAATAAACCTCATTCCAATCGTTGACACAAAAGCGATGCGCGAATGGGTTGCCGAGTCGGCAGAAGAGGACATCGCGACAAAGTTGCGAAAGCTCAAAGAGGAGGTCGAAGAGTGGGTAGATGCCCCGCGTGATTCCACACTACAGAAAAGGATTACCCGCGCAGAGGAACTGATGAATCAGTCCAAAATGTGGGCAACCGTTCTTGGTGTCGAACAAAAAAACATGGTAAACGCTACGCAGCGTGTCATGGATGAGTTGGGCAAGGTTTTGAAGAATGAACAACCGATAGATGTTGTTCAGCGAAACCTCGCGTCGGCACCGTTTTAGATACAGCGTTGTTCGCGCTGTTGTCGGTAGGGGTGGGGCTGTTTTGTTGTGTTATTTTTAATACTTTTGCCGCTTCAGAGCAGTCCCATCCCGTTTTTGGAGGTTCAATGTTCATTTTGTCTTCGAACAAAGACAGGCACGTTGGGTGGATGAAAAATCCATTGCGTTGGAAGTTCAAATTCAACGGGATCGCGTGTTGCCCACTCAAGAAAGTTTCGGAAGGTGGTCTGGAACTCCCAGTCACCGCTGTTTTGGTTTCCAATTTCATGAAAACGCAAGGTGGCGGCTTCAAGCTAGGCATTTTGGAAGGAGCAAACATTTACGGAACGCTGGACTCGCATGAAGCGGTTTCAGCGTTGTCGAGACCGGTTACTGCAGACAAACTTTTCGATGAGGGCTGGCGAGTTGATTGACCCATCGGAATTTGAAGTGCAACAAGGAGGAGTCCATGACGGACGCAACAATTGTCAGTATCGACGGAACCGAGCAAAGCGAACAACCAGAAGATTGCCAAGTTGAAGTGATCGAATTCATAAATGAGTTCGACAAGCACTTCGTGGACCGGCGCAGTGAAATTGTCGCAATAATGGCGGCATTTCTGGCAAAAGAGCACGTTTTCATCCTCGGCCCACCGGGCACTGCAAAGTCAATGCTTGCGAGGGCAATCGCGAAGGCACTCGGGAAAACGTATTTCGAGTACCTCGTATCCAAAACAACGCTGCCAGATGAAGTGCTTGGTCCGTACAGCGTCACCAAGCTGATGAACGACGAGTTTTATCGCAAAACGGAAGGGTACCTTCCAACGTGCGAGGTCGTTCTTTTGGATGAAGTGTGGAAGTGCAATCACGCATTGTTGAATACGCTCCTATGTGTGGTCAACGAACGCAAGTTTCACAACGGGTTGGTTGTCGAGGACGTTCCGCTGGAAACGATGATCACTGCATCGAACGAACTCCCAGAAGACGACACGTTGAATGCCATTTACGACAGGTTCATGGTTCGACTCAACGTGAAGTGGGCTGGAGATCCGGCTGACAGAAAACGAATCGTGTTCGGACCAGCACCCAATCCACAATGCACGCTTTCATCGAAATCACTCGAAGAGCTTCGGTCGAAAGTCGCCGCGTTCCTTGAAAACGACAACGATGAATTTGAAGACGCGCTGATTGAAATTAGCGAGGCGCTGAAGAACGAAGGTTTGGAGTACAGCGATAGGCGTTGGAGACAAACCGTACCAATTCTGGCGGCGCATTCGGTCTTGTCCGGGTACGGCAAACTGGAAGTTGAATCGTTCGAAATTTTGGCAGACCTCCTTTGGGGAAAACCAGAAGACAAGCCAACCATCGTCCGTGTAGTCAGCAAAATCGCCAATCCGGTCTTGAACGAAGTGCAGGAGTTGTATGACGCCGCGAAGGAACTGGTTTCACAGCTTCCAAACCCGAAAGAGAGTCGCGCTGAATTTTTGGATGGTGGGTCCACCATATTGGAGCAACTAGAGAACATCGGAAAGCAAGCATCGGTGATTTCGTCACGGCAAGACCGGGTATCGGGTTCGGTTGACACGCTGATTGGCGGCATTCGCCAAATGTGGACTGATTTGCAAGAACGGCTGAACCACGAGATTTTTCGTGGTCGCGGATTGGATTGAGGTGGTTCAATGAGTGAATCAACAAACGAAAGAACAATCAATCTCAGGCCGTCCAATACCGATGACGAATGGTTGCTTGCTGACACGGAAGACCAAGTTCATCGGGCGTTGAAATGGTCCCGCTATCAGTACAAAAACCTCATCAAGTCGGGTCTTGCAATGCCGGTTCCGTATGAGGAAGAACAAGAGCGACTCCCGGGGTTGGAGGCGTTTTACCGTGAGTTGTTTCAACGGTTGTATTCATCTGACAACCCATTGGAAAACCCGGAGCTTCCAAAGCAATCGCATTGGGCACGGGTGGCGCATGATGCGGCGCAATCGGTCCGACAATGGGAGCCGCTGATAAGCCGGACACGCGGGGATAAGGTCTTCGCGGGAATGGCGGCGTCGGTCATTGCGGAACAAGTGCTACGCAACATACCAGCACCAAACGACAACATGGATCTCGGCAAAGCTGCTGACGAAATTGACGACGCAAAAGATGCGCTGTCCGAATACAGCGGGAACGACCCGGGTGAACTTGAACAATTGGAAACTGGAGTCCGGTGCGCCATGCACAAAGCCGACCGGATAGATAAGGAATTGGACGAATTCAATGCTTCAATAGATGAATCGGCTTTGAGAACAGCGATTCGTTCTGCTGCGAATGATGCAGAAGAGAAAATCGACGAAGAGCAGAAGTTGGCCGAAGTGATGGGATGGGGAGACTCATCCGGTCAAATCACAAAAGTATCTGCTCAAGAAAGAATCGCCCTCGCAAAGCGCGTCATGGACGATCACAAGTTTGCTGAAATAATGAATCTTGCAGGTCGTTTCATTCGAATCGATGGAACCAAACGCGCTACCAAGGCCCGCGCAAGTACAGCGGAAATCGATGACGTGGAACTTGGTGCCGAGTTCCGTCGGCTTTTGCCGCACCAGTACGCATGGGCGAACAAAAAAGAACTCAAAGCGTTGTTCATGTCGAAGTACGTTGAAAAACAGCTTTTGCAATGGTCGCTGAAAGACAGAGAAACGCTTGGGAAGGGACCAATCATTGCGTGCGTGGACGTATCTGGTTCGATGGATGGTCACAGGGAAATTTGGTCGAAAGCAATGGCGTTTGCGCTCATGCACAAAGCGGTTTCACAGAACCGTCCGTTTGCAGCCGTGTTGTTCGATGGAGAAGTTCAACTGACACGCTTCGTCGTGAAGGGCGACAGCCAACAAGCCAAAATGAATTCGATGCTGGATATTGTCCGCACGTTTTCAGGCGGGGGAACTTCGTGGGAAAGACCATTGATCAGTTCGATGGAAATTTTGTCGCGAGGGCAATACAGCGACCGTGAACAAGAAACAACCGACCGACCAAACGAATTCAAACGAGCAGATATCATATTCATAACGGATGGAGAGTGTGACATTGACGAAGATTGCGAAACACTTTGGCGTCAATTTAGGGAACAGCATGAAGTGACGTGCTACGGGGTTTTGATTGGTGCGTCGAGCGGGTGGGAACAAACCATCGATAAGTTGGCAGACAAAACTTGGAAAGGAACCTTGAACAACGATTCAGGCGCACTGGATCTGGTTTTGGGTGAATAGGAGGAAGTATGCAAGACAATTTTGACGTAGATCACGACCGAAAGCATGAAAGTGCGGCTTCGGTAATGACTGACAATTTGATGGCGACCTTGAGCGAAAGAATCAGTTTGTCGTTGACGCTTAGGAATCAGTCCCTTCGCGGGTTTTGCGCCGAAAACGGGCTATCCACGAGCGGGATGTCGAGGATTATGAATCAAAGCGAAAACATCACGGTCAAGACACTGTGTACCATCGCGGCGGCTTTCGGCATGGATGGGCCGTTCAAGCTCATAAACCCAAGCATTGCGCTTGAGGAGTTGAGGCCAACGTCCGCTGTAAAGTCCACTAACGATTGCCGGATTTGCGGTGGTTCTGGTTGGACAGACGGTTCCGCAGAGATTCGCGGGGAACGTGATCCAGCACAAGCTCACAATACAACGTGCGTTGGTTGCGATGGAACTGGAACCGAAGCGGGGTCATCAAGTGAGTGACCACCAATTCAAAATACTGTCAAACAGCACAATGGTATCGTTTTGCGAATGCCCACGGAAGTATTACTACTCCCGTGTCCGACGGCTTCGACCCAAGGCCCCGAAAATGCCGTTGGTGTTTGGCACGCTGGTCCACTCATGTTTGGAAGAGTTTTACAAAGGCAACTTCATACACGAAGGACTCATCACTGAGTGGGAAGAAGGGATGTCCAAAAAGTTGTCCGAATGCGAGCAAGAGGGTTTGCAAGACCAAGTGTCATTTGACGAAGAAGCCATCGAAAAAGCATCTGAACTCGCAAGAAGCATGATGTCTCGATACATAGACAAGTATCAAGGGGACATGGGGGACTGGGTGATTCTTGGAACGGAAGTTGTGTTCGACATCCCGCTTTCAAACACCCTTGCCCCGGGGTGGAGGTTGACTGGGGCAATCGATTTGCTTGTGTACGAGCCATCATCGAACAGGATCATTGTCATTGACCACAAAACAACTGCCGCGTATTCGCCGCAAGCGGCCAAGCGCACTTACGAAATGTCCCCTCAATCGTGGGCGTACCTGTACGCCATTCGGACTGCCATGTATTCCGACAGCGACGACATTTCAATATCTGTTGACCGGAACAAATTGGCAGAGTTCAAAGACAAAGCTCCCCAAATTGGATTTTTGTACAACTTCCTTCGGAAAAAGATCCCATCGGTTCCCAAGGTTTTGAAAAACGGAACCATTTCCAAAGCGTCGTGCGATACGACGTACAAGGTTTTCACGAATGCGTTGCGCGATGCAAACCAAGTGTTCACTGATTACGAAGACCAGCTTGCGATGTTGTCGAAGAAAGGCGATGCGTTTTTGTTCCGCGTGGATACTCAACCGCAAAGTTCCGTCATCGAACAATGGTTGAGTGATGCCGTTGCGGTGACCAAAGAAATCGATGCCGGTCACGAAGCAAACGCTTGGCGTCGAAGCACGAATCAATGCAATCCGTTGGGGCGCAGGTGCGAATTTCTGGACATTTGCGTAGATCCATACGGGGGCATAGATGATGAAGAGAGAATCCAATTGATGTTCAATGAAATCGGAGGGGAAGGTCCCGTTGAAATTCAGCAGGAATCAACTTCCGGTATTGCGCCAGCACCGTTTTAGGAGATCATGTGGCAGCTTTAGCTGGACTAGAGAAACGAATTTTTGACATTGATATGAAACAACAAAAAATACACTTGCAGCTCTCGCTCGGTCAGGCAGTTGCCCTGTCCAATGTAATCACACACGCACTTGCTGAATCAGCGACTAAAATCACTCCATTGGGAGCGAGAAACAAGCGACCTGATTCGGGACTTTTAGAGGAAGTCCATTCGGACCTGAGGCTTGCGCTGGTCAATACAGCGGACTATGCGCTTGGCGAACAAACCATCGCTGAGCTAGACGAAGAGGAGGTGTAACGTGGCAATCATGCAAGGGCCGGTTGTAGACCGCTTGCCGGGAGAGACGGACGACGTGTTCAAAGCAAGACAAATTGCAAACAGCCCAAGGGGAAACTTTCTCATTGGGAAGGCAATTTACAATTATTTGAAAATGCTGGCTGAATTGCCGGCTGAACGGATGCCGATCAGCGACATAGCTGACTTGGAACTCCTCATGTCGGCACTGTTCCCGTTGGGTGCCGTGGCGGGCTTGTTGGACGACCCAGCCAACAAGGACGCGGAGAACCTCAAAAACGTTCTGGATATGCTAGTCGATGGGTTGGACGACGAAGAGAAGGAAAAAATGGCAGAAGAGATATCCCAGTCGGTTGGGATGAAACTGAGCTTGGTTGGCGATGGAGATGTTGGGGTTCCGCTTATTCCCGAAACGGATGAAAGCGAAACGGATGAAAGCGAAACTGAAACGAACTAACGGCACTAGGAGGTGTTGACGTGAGTAACTATCTTGAATTTGTCAGCGCAGGCAACCACGAAGGTTCAACAAAGAGAAATTTCGTTTTGTTTGGTCACAGTGGTGTTGGCAAAACAACTTCCGTTTCAAAAATCACAAACGTTGCCGTTGTTCTGAGCGAACGGCACCACATTTCAACTGTGAAGGCGTCGAATCCAGAGGCAATTCTTTTCCCAGTCACAACGTGGGACGAGTTGCGTCAGGTGTATTTGACAATCAGAGACAAAGCGATCGAAAACGGCATTCGCGCAGTCGCATTGGACAGTGCGACCGATGTGATGTCTATGGCGAAACGACAAGTTCTTTCAACAAGCAAGAACGTTACGCCATCGATTTCCGAGTGGGGCCGAATAATCGATATGTCATTTGACCTGTTTCGCGCATTCAGGGATTTGCCAGTCAGTGTTGTTTATGTTTGTCTCGCAGAGGAAACGCAAGATTCTGATGGGGAGTCCATGCGTACCTTGGTTCGGCCACAGATGGTTGGGCGCAAGTCAGTTGGCAAGTTGATGGGCATGGTTCACGCTTGCGGGTATGCTTTTAAAACCGGGTCTGGCGGCGAAATTGAGTACAAAGTTTGTTGGGACAAAAGTGACGACAGGGTGATAGTCAAGGCCCACGAGGGTTTGCCGCCAATAATGATGCTGGACATGAACGAAGCATTGAAACTCGCAACGGAGTCTGAGCGCAAAGCAGACGAAACCCAAGTGAAGAAAAAGAAAGCTCCCAAGAAAAAGAAAGTCGAGGCCGAAGAGGCCAACAGCGAATCAGAATTGGAACTCGAGTAATCAAACTCGTCCGCGAATGAGCGTGGACTCGTGTTTGTTTTTTAAGGCGTACGTTTTGCAACAAGGAGGAGAATCATGTCGCAAATTTTTGACCCTCAAGGGCACAGCCAAATACCGGATGTGCTCCCAACGGGCAGATACGTTGTCACGGTAGCTGACGTTACCAAGAAAGGGCCGTCGAAAAACGGCAATTACTACTACTCACTTCGGTTGAGTGTCCCGAACAAAGGGCTTTCGGTTTTCCACAGACTGACCGTGGTTGAGTCCGCGTATGGAATGTGGGGAGAGTTTTGCTCGGCGTGTTCCCATTCCGAGAAGTTCGATCTGGATTCCGAAGAAGCGGTCACCGGGGCATTCATGGGGAAGTCGCTTGCGGTGCAAGTTAGCCAAACGGAGTTTCGAGGGGAACCAAGAAACGAAGTCCGAAAATGTTACCGGCTCACGAATTCAGAAGTCGATGGACTGGCACTTGGAGCGGCAAACGCAAATAGCGGTGGCAATTCGGGTGCCGGTGCAGCATCTCCGTCGGCTCCGGTTTCCGGGGTCCAACCGGGCATCGTACCACCCGACGACGACGACATTCCGTTCTAGTGAAGCAATGAACGGTGCTCAATGCGTGGGGTTGTGGCGGGTGTTGTCCCGCCAACGCCCTGCGATTGGAGAAAATGGCAATGCCGAACAAGACATCGAAACAAAGCAAGCGTCACATGAAAAAAGAGAACCCAACTTGGACGCAATTCAAACAAGTCGATGTGCCGAAAAAGATAAAAGAACTTTCCGGCGAAGATGAAGTGTGGGTAAACAGCCGCTATCAGGTTGGAGTTCGTTATTGCGTTCCTGTCGATTCGCGAAGAAATCCTCCTTTGGCGCACTTATCGATAAAGCGGCTCGACAAAAAAGCAATAAAAGGGTACTGGAGAGACTTCCAGAGAATCAAAAACGAGCTTTGCGGGACGGCGTGTGAAGCGGTGCAACTTTTCCCATGTGAGAAGCGGCTTGTGGACACGGCAAATCAGTATCACCTGTTTTGTTTACCTCCCGGCGTAATTGTTCCGTTTGGATATCCAGAGCGCTTGGTGAGTACGGATGAAGGCACACAAGAGCTTCTAGATAAAGTGGACAAAGAAACAAAGGAATTGTCTTCTTCGTTCACGGGCGCAAGGCAGCTTGAGTTTGAAGCTCATCACAACGCAGAGGGGTGTAGCGAGTTTGGTGTCTTGAAGTGGCAGGAGTTGGTGAAACACTGCAGTGATTTGGCCGATGAAGCAGACAGTAAAGAGGGTTCCAATGGCGAAACGTCTGTGGAATGACGAATATTGGTCGGACCCCGACAGACTTGGTTTGTCGTTCGACGCGATGGGTCTTTATTTTTACCTGTGTTGCAACACGCACACGCAAGCATCTGGCGTCTACCGGCTTCATTTGGACGTTGCGTGCTTTGAGTCGCGAATGGACGCGAAACGTCTTCTCGTGGGCATGGTGGAACTGGAGCAGCGTGATCTCATCGTCTACGACGGTGACGAACACCTCATGTGGGTGAAAACGTTCTTCAAAGAACAGCAAGGTTCGTGGAAATTCACTTTGGCGGCAGTCCGGCAAGTCATAACGCTGGAAAGTGATGGTTTCAAAAACGGTTGGTTTGCACACAACAAAAAGCTGCTTTCGAAACCAGACGTAGCAAAGCGCGTTCAAGAGGAGTGCGAAACATACGGGTTGGAGCTTGGAAAACTTTTGGAAGCTAAAATCTCAGAAATTCCAGTATCGCACTTGTTCACTCCAAACGCGAAACCAGCCGAAAAGCCAACCCCTGAACGAAAGCCGAGGAAAAAGCAACCACCAGTGAACGATGGTCAAGCAGATAGCTTGATAAGCGAATGGAGTAGGCTGTTTCGTTCGGGCAAGTCCAGAGTCACGCCAAAGAGGATTTCCAAAGCCAGAGCTCGCTTGAAAAACTGGTCACTCGAGCAACTACGTGAGTGTTTGACCGGGTATCACAGCGACAAATGGTGGCGAGACAACGCAAACGCAAACGAGTTTTTAACCATGTTTGCATCTGACGAGCGGGTTGAAGCTGGAATAATGAAATCACAAACAACAACTGCATCCGTCACAACCGAAACCGATGAACTGTTTTCGCAAGCTGAAAAAGAAATGACAGAGCATTCCATTTCATTGGACGATGCGCCTTTTTGATGAGGAGAAACCGAATGTCGCAGTCCGACATAACCACATACGCCCACCAGAAAGGTTGGGCTCTCAAGGCCACAGAAAACAACACCAACGGTCTTGAGTTGATATTCGACTGCCCTTTTTGCGGGCAGAAGTACGGCAAGTCAAAAAGTGGTGGAAAAAAACGACCGCTCTATATCAATGCGGATAGTGGAGTGTTCCACACATGGTGTTGCAACAAAAACGGAAACATGGTCACGCTGAGACGCGAGTTGGGCGATTTGCCAGCACCCGTTTACAGCCAGTCCATAAAAGACATCTCGGCGCGTCACAAGACAACCGCGTCGAAATCAGAACACGGCTTATCCGATAACATAAAAGCAAAGTTTTCCGCTTACGTTGCCGAAGCCACAAAGGTCTTATTCGGATACCCGGACAATCCAGCGATGCACTACTTGGCTTCGCGTGGTTTTACCAAAGACGCCTTGGATGTGTTTGAAATCGGGTCTGCAATGGAACAAGGGCGGGAGTACGTTGTTTTGCCATCGTTCAAAGATGGTTCCCCTGCACTGGTTAAGCTACGACGTGTCGGAAGCGGACCTTTTGAAGATGGTCCGAAGTGGAAACGGCTAAAAGGCGGTAAGACAGAGTTGTTTGGGCTCGACCAAGCAATGAAAGAAGGGGACTACCGGAAGGTATTCATAACCGAAGCGGAACTCGACGCGGTTGCACTCCACCAATATGGGTTCGAGCCATGTATTTCCGTTACCGCTGGAGCGGGTTCTTGGCCCGACTCATGGTTGGAGGACCTTTCGATATTTGACGAAATAATCTTCGTTTACGACAACGACGATGCTGGAATAAAAGGTGCCGCTCTTGCGGCAGAGAAGCTCGGTCATTACCGATGCAGCATAGTAACACTACCGGAAAAAGATGCTTCAGCGTGTTTGGAGCACAAGATTCCAAAAGAGATCATTCAACAATGTATCGGCAAAGCAGTCCCTTGCGCGGGGGATGTGGTTCGGATGGGGGATTTCGCAGATGAAGCGCGCGACGTATTGGACCCAAAAAATTCCGGCACGAAAACGCAGTGGGAGCCCTTGAATCAATTGCTCGGTGGTGGATTGCGCGGTGGTGAGGTTTGGATTTTCACGGGGGACACTGGGACTGGAAAGACAACGTTTTTGACGGACTTGGTAAGGAATTTGGTTGTCACGGGGAATCCCACTTTATTCGTTCCACCGGAAATGCAACCTCGGCAAATAGCCCAGAAACTAATTTCTATGATTGGAAAGCGTCGAGCCAGAGACATGGAAGAGTCTGAGTTCGATTACAGCGCAGAGGTTTTGAAATCAATGAACTTGTTCACGTTCCGACAATCGGGGCGAATGGATAGATCGGAGCTTTCGATACGTGTTGAGTATGCCGTCAGGCGGTTGGGAGTCAGGCACGTTGTTTTGGACCACTTGGACTACTTCGTAAGGGCAAGAGACGACTATGCTGATCAAGACGAAGCCATTCAGGAAATCGTGGATATGTCCCACAAGCTGGATATTTGGATAGGGCTCGTATGTCACCCTAAAAAGATGCCCAAAAACCCGAAAACGGGTGAGCCAATGCTCATCGAACTGGACGACATTCGCGGGTCTTCAGGCATCAAGCAATACGCCGATGGGGTCATTAGATGCCATAGAAAAAGAACACACGTTCGAACCGATAAAGATGATGACTTGAACAGAATGCTTTTAACGACATTGAAAGTCAGGAGTGATTACGGTGAAGAAGGAAACATCGTGCTCCATTTCGACAAAGAGTCGCTGAGGTATTCGGTGAATCCATTCACCCCAGACAATCAAGCAGGGATATACGATGACTAAGCGAGTTACAGCATTGAATTGTATGACGTGTGGGAATGGGAATGACTTCAACGCGAAGCCGTGGCGAACGGGCTATCTGAGACTTGAGTGTGGAGAGTGTGGTGCTTTTGCAAACGTCAAAAATGTGGCGATCATGCCTTTGGATATTGACATCGATGGAGATGAAATCGAAAAAGCGCGTCTAAATGCAATTGAACCTCAACACGATGCCGCGCCCCCATCTGAAAGCAAATCTGACGCCGACTGGCTGTGGTTGCGTTTCAGGATAACCAAGGAACAGCGGGAAGTTGTTCGGAACGCCTTACAGGTTGTTCGCTCAATGCTCCTTGAATATGACGACCAACATGAAAAGGTCAAAAAACGAACATGGCACGGCGTCTGTCTGGAATACATCTGTGCAGACTTCATGTCGTCGTACGGGTACTTCGCGGCTGAAGAACCCGGTAGTGAAGCAAAGGTAGACAATTCTTTATCGGAGGTGTTTGAAGATGACTGAAACAGTTGGTCGTTTGGATTTGGTTCTTGTTAGGGGTTTGCCCGGGTCTGGCAAAACAACATTCGCAAAGCAGCTAATGCATGGGTTCGCTGATCTCATTGGCAGCCCAACAAGCGCTAGAGTATTTGCTGCTGACGATTTTTTCATGGTGGATGATCAATACATCTTTGCCCCGGACAAGCTGCCTGAAGCGCATATCTGGTGCCAAACCAATGCCGCGCACGCGCTGAATCATGGTCAGTCGGCAGCCGTTGCAAACACATTCAGCGAAAGATGGGAGCTTGAGCCGTATTTTAAGATTGCTAGCGAGTACTGCGCCCGGGTTTTCGTTGTTGATTTGTTTGATTCCGGTCTGTCGGACGAGGATTTAGCCATGAGGACCGTACGAACAGGCCACCGAGTGCCTCTTGCTTCAATCAAGATAATGAGAAGCCGATGGGAACACGATTGGAAAATCGGAAACCCGAAGGCCCCGTGGGATCGAGCGGAAGCGCAAGCGAAGGAGTGATGATGGATTGGTGGAAATTTTCAGAATTCATTTTGGACTTGGCGTGGGTGACTGTCGCTTTGAGTGTGATTGGGACCTTTGGCAAAGCGATTAATTCGTGGTCCGATGTCAAATTCAAAGAGATTGAATCTAAGTCAAAAGGAGGCAACTGAAATGGAATGGGTTGGAGATTGCGCCTGACATTGAACATGAGCACACCGTGTGTCCCTGTAGCCGGCGCAATGAATCGGTACTCACGCTACAGGGGCTCCAAATAGTAGCCCGCCCAGCAGCGACTCAGCTTGTTTTTGATTTTTCCAAGCAAGGTCGTGGCGAACAAACGGGTGAAGCTGGGCATTTTCAACAAGGAGGAAGGTCAATGTATTGCAGTTTGGAAAAGTTTTCAAAATCGTTGTTTGGCTTGCTTGGCGAGCAAGTGCGTGTCCATTGGATGAAAGCTCCGTGCGTGAATGGGACTGAATCGGAATTTGATTGCCAGATTTCAGTAAGCGGGAAACTGGAAGGAAAGAAAGAAGAATTCCGTGTTTTGGTTAATGACAACACATACGGGTACTTCAAGATTGGAGACGTTTCAGCAGTCATGGACGCACGGTCAGTTGGGCACAAGTTCAAATGCGGGGATGCTGCCGTCATTTACCTTGGCAGTCACCCGGTGGGAAAAGATCACGAAGACATAAATGTGATCTCAGTCCTCGAAGTGGAGGAGGAGTTGGTCGATGAAGGGGAAGGCATCGAATCATGTGAAGTGACTCGAGGTCCGAACTACGAGCCAGACCCCGATCTCGACTCGGTGAAGCAGATCGGAGGAAAGTGATGAATGATGACGACAAAACGCTATCACTGCACCCCACGGAAGGATTGAACCCTCGCTTGACGTACTGTTATCGGTGCGGGTTGGACATGAACGAAATCCTTCTCGTTGGCGCTCATTCGCTAAAGCACAAATGCACTGGGTGCAATCAAGTGTTCATTGGGGACATGAGTGCGGCGAAAAAGTGCTGCGAAGCAAAAGTAGAAAAACTTGGTGAGCTAAGATCGACGGAAAAAATCCCACTTGGTCCATGCGAGGCGTGCGAAACCGAGTTACAAGAACACTCGGATGTCGTTAAATTGGGTGGCATTTTCTGGAAGTGCGATGACTGCAAAGGAACTGGAGCGATACGTCATACAGCACCATTGGCCCAAGATGTTCGAAAAAGTGTTGGTGTAGAACCACCCGATCCATGCGGTGTTGTGTTTTCTAAATCTGATTGCCCTGCGTGTGGACCTTACGCGACAGTTGAAGCGGGCAGCGCATGACATCCAAGTACACAACCAGAAAATACAATGGAGATGACCTTTACAGTTGGGCAGTGTTCCGCCAATCGGATCTGCCGAAAAGCCATCGAGGTGTAGTGTTTTTCGGAGAAGCGACACCAATTGTTTCTGGCCTCAATAGAAGCCAAGCGCAATCGTACAAACGTGGTTTTGAGGTGAAAGGGCATGGGTAAACCAGTCCGTGACAAAAAGTACCTCCGGTACGTCAGCGAGTTAAATCACTGCTGGATTTGCGGTGATACTGGCTTTCCAGTCGATGCCCACCATCACTCCATCCAAGGAGTGACCCAAAAAGGCATGGGCATGAAAGTCACGGACTACGCGGTAGTGCCATTGTGCAATGGTCACCACAGAGAAGGCCATCAGATTGGCTGGAAGTCATTTCAAGAAAAGCACGATGTGGATCTACAGCAAGCAGTAATATGCTGCTTACTTGCATGGATAAAAAATCATGGGGACTCGAGTGGCTCAACTCCAGCGGTGAAATTTTTGGAGCGCGTTACTCTGGCTATGGAAACGGAACAGGGGTCAATTGACAAGTGAACGTGTTTGACCCAATGCAGTATGTTATTTCAGAAGTAACACAATACGACAGGTCCATAGTGGCACTAAAAGCACTTGTCTATGTTATCGAGAATCCAGAAAGCAGGTTGTCCGACAAAGCGAAGGAGTTTGTAGAAGAGATGATTGAAAAAACCGGACTTGGTTTGACGCACTGTCGTGTGACGGAACCGCAAGTCAAATGGTTGTTCATGGTCCTTTTCAAAAACAAATCTCGTTGGCCTGAAGATGTCAGAGATCGGCTGAAGGAACTTGGTTGGGTGAATGATTTGGAGACTGAATACATTTGGGGTTTACACCAAAACCGCCAACGATAGGAGGTGTTAAAAATGGCTGATCAATTGTTCTTGGATTTACCGATCCAATGGCATCTTTCGGATTGCAAGCACGACCAATGTGGGTCATGCGGTAGCAGCAAGATGGAATATATCAAAAAAACGCACAGGCAGTGCAAGGAGTGCGGCGCTGATTTCAAGTTGCCCGTCTCAGGGAAAAAGTTCAAAGAAATTGCCACGGCATGGCAAGCGAGGCAACATGAACTCAATCCCAACAGCGCTGCATAGCAGTGACTCTAAATCCGTGGACAGCGATTACGTTGAGTAATAACTCGCAACGTGTGTTGTTTCGCTTTCCACGGTCGCCAGCCCGAGTAAGGCGTGAATCTCGGGAAGTCAGTGCTTGCCGCGTATCTCCCTTGATCACAAAGCAACACTGGCGGGCGCAGGGAGGCATGGCCCGATACAGATGCCTCATTCACATAGAGGAGTTCCAATGGTTGGAGAAGATAAAAAATATGACTTCTATATCGGGCTAGATCCCGGGTTGAGCGGTGCCATCGGCATAGTAGACCACGCCGGTCGTTCGATACTCAGTTCCGATTTCCCAACGATAAAAGTGGGGAAAAGAAAGGAGCTTCACTTGTCGCATCTAGTGAACTTAATCAAGCCGTATTCCAAAAGGTCAAAAGTCATACTCGAGAAGGTAAATTCGCGTCCCGGCCAAGGAGTTGTAAGCGTTTTTTCTTTCGGGCGCTCATTTGGAATGCTGGAAGGGTGTATCGCCACACTCAAAACACCGTATGAGCTTGTTACGCCTCAGAGGTGGATGAAGTCGATGCTCGCTGACGTAGAAGGGACGGACACGAAAGGGAGGGCGATATTGGCGGCATCGCGCCTCTGGCCGGAAATGGATTTCAGCAGAAAAAAAGACCATAACCGCGCATCGGCTCTTTTGCTTGGCGAATATGGTCGGCGCATGGAGGGCGTTGCAAAATGAAAGAACAAAAAGACACAAACGCCGCGTTGCAAGAGATATGCGACAAAGTGTGCGACCGTGACATCCCGGGAGCGCTAATCGCGGCCGCTGAATTGTTCGAGCACTTAAACGGCACCAACAAGGATGTGCCTGAAGTATTTCGCGACCATCCTGTCATTGGAACCATGTTTTATATGCTCGGCTTAACGCTCACGGAACTCGTCCCTTGGTCAAGGAAGAATCCACCCAACGAAACCTTTCAAGAGGTTATTTCCGAATGGTACAAAGACATGAACAAAAAAACCGTTCGTGTTGGGGATGGAGAACTTGAAATGACAATGTACTCAGACCCTTACGAAAAATCTCAAATGCCGGGAGAAACACTGCTCGTTCCCATGATCTTAAGAATTCACGCAGACCAAATTCTTGCCGCGATGGTTGCCGTGGAACCAGAAAACAAAGATGCAGTGATGAAGGCGGTGTACAAAGTGTTGTCGAGTGACAACTCAGATGAAGAATATTCGACCGTGACCATGCACGATGTCAATTTGAGTCTTGAAGAAGCGATTGCGTTTTCCAATGACCGGGAAAGGCCCACGAATGATGAGGATCTACATTGAGTTCACAAGAACCGACCTGCACAAGGAAGCTCGAGTTTGACGCAGGACATAGGCTGATAAATCACGGAGGCAAGTGTGAACATTACCACGGACACCGGTATGTGGTTGAGTTGACTTGCTGCGTAGCGGAAGACGGCTCTCTTGACGGCATTGGTAGGGTAGTAGACTTCTCCGTCATAAAAGAACTGTTTGGCTCGTGGATAGACCTCAATTTGGACCACGGGATGATCTTGCATGAAGACGACGATTTGGCAGACGCTTTTCTTGAGCGAAGCATGAAAGTATTCATCATGGAATGCAATCCAACAGCCGAAAATATGGTAAAACTTCTGTTTTCAACGGCTTCGGATCTGTTCTCCAAGGACAATACCGGCGTTGAGATCAAGTCAGTCCGTCTGTATGAAACCCCAAACTGCTGGGCTGACTACCCTGTGTCTTAACTTTTGCGGGGTCTGGGCATGAAAAAGGATTATTTAGAACATGGACATCAGCACATTCATTGTCGGATTCTTGTGCGGAGCGTCGACTTTCCTTTGGATTCGAAATTGCTGGTAATACGCTGGACCGGATTCAAATTGGAGTGCTAACATGGACGAGAACAAAACGTACGCGATTAAAGAAGTGTACTTTTCAATTCAAGGCGAGGGTGCTTATTCGGGCTGTCCCGTGGTGTTCGTCCGGTATGCGGGGTGTAACGTATGGACGGGGCGCGAAGAGGACCGCAAGCGGAACGTAGAGAAGGGCCGTTGTGCGTTGTGGTGTGACACGGATTTTGTGGGTACAGATGGTCCACTTGGAGGCAAATACACGGCATCGGAACTGGCTCACACGATAAGGAAGCTGTGGCCCAACAACAGCGAAGCCACTGCGGTAATGACTGGTGGGGAACCGTCGCTTCAAATCGACACGGAACTTGTGAAACAAATGACTAGGCACGCAATTCGAGTCCACGTCGAAACAAATGGTTCGAATGAGCTTCCAAAGGAAGTGGCTTGGGTGACATTGAGCCCAAAGCCCCCAATGCCGTTTGTTCCTCAGCGTTATGATGAGTTGAAAGTCGTTTGCCCAGAGTTCGACCCATTGGAATTGAACACGCAAGTTGAAACGCTTTGCGGACCCGAGCACATTTCACACAAGTACATCCAACCCCAGTGGGATGTTGATCCACGCATTTCAAGCGACAACACCGCACAGTGCATTGAGTTTTTGAAAAACAACACCGATTGGAGACTTTCAGTCCAAACACACAAGTTCATTGGGTTGCCATGAACGAATCGATCATAAAAGGAGCCGTTGAAGCGATGTTGTCTCAAATCCCACACAATGGGGTTGAAGGCACTCTTGAAACGCCAGATCGAGTCGCTCGAATGTGGAAGGAGTTCGAGGCGAGATCAGACTTTAATTTGACGACGTTTCCTGCAAACGGCACAGATGAAATGATCGTTTGTTCGGAGATAATGTTCTATTCGTTCTGTGAGCATCATTTGCTTCCATTTTTCGGCACTGCGGTGGTCGCGTACATTCCAGATCCAAGTGGAAAGATATGCGGGTTGAGCAAGCTAGCTCGAGTAGTGGACAAGTTTTCACTAAGGCCGCAAACGCAAGAATATCTCACAAATCAAATCGCGGACTACCTTTACAACCAACTGGCACCACTCGGTGCTGGAGTTGTGTTGCAAGCAGAACACTTGTGTATGTCCATGCGAGGCGTCCAGAGAACCGGCGCACAAACAACAACATCGGCACTCAGGGGGTGCATGAAAGAAGATGCGGCTTGCAGGTCAGAATTCCTGCACATCGCTTTTTGACGATCTGACAGCAAGGAGGAACATTTGTCTGGCGACCTGAAATACCTACAAGACACACTTGCCATTTACTACAGCCATAATTGCGAAAGAAGAGCTTTGCCTTGGCGAACACCGGACTGTCCACCGGATGTGTTTTTCATGTCTTTGGCTCTTCTTGAGTACACGGACACACCGGTACTTGAATCAGAGTTCAAGGGCATTTTCACCGGAATTTCAACGTTTGGCGACTGGCTTAAGCTGACACCTGAAGCCCAGAAAAACCGCCTGAGCAACCTCCCACTTCCGTGGTATCAGAGATCAATCGTCACTTCCGTCGCGATGTGGCTGGATGGGGAAATAGGCGTTCCAGCATCCAAGTCTTCATTTGACTGGGGGTCTGCAATACCTCTGATCAAAATGGCTCGTGGTGAAACCGACACTCCACCACCAACGGATGCTCACATAATCAGGGTTGCGAGTAGGCTGAAAGGCGATCCAAAGCGATTCTTGGCGTCATTGACGATGACAAGGCATCGCAACTACGACCTGATGATCGCGCTGAAAGACATTGGCGAACTGGTTTGCCACAACACAACTCCAGCTTGCTTGGAATGCCCATTGAGCCAAGGTTGTGAATATTCAAAAACCGACGAACACACTTCGATAACAGTCAGGTTCCAAGCCGTTGGTTTCCATCATTGGCCGGATGCCCCAGATGAAGTCATGTATTTGAGGAAAAATCATCGGCATTTGTTCAAATGCTCCGCGACGGTTCCGATTTTGAAATCGCGTCAAATCGAATTCCACATACTCCAGTCATGCTGTGACGATCTTTTGTGCAAAACGCTCAACAACATTTTTGAAACTGCGTCGTGCGAAGAGATTGGGAACGCCTTGGCATCTGCAATTTGCTCTGAATTTCCAGAAATTCCGTGGGTTCGCGTAACGGTTTCGGAAGATGGAGAAAACGACGCGACAGTCCGTCACTTTCAAGAGAGGAACAATGTTCACGTCCAAGCGCAAATCACCTGAAAAAATAGTGTACGTCGGCATTGAAGAGATCCCGTCGAGGTACTGCAAACATTTCAACGAGAGAATTTTAGAATCGCTTGGCAATCTGAAAGGTGTGGATGTCGCTTCAGTCACCCCGAGCTATATGTCAGAAGCCCTTGAATCACATGAGTTTTTGAGCGCAACCGGAACAATCAAATACAAAAGCAAACAAATTTCATTGCTTTGCTCGATGATACAAACCGGAGAAGTTTCAAGCGGGGATGTGATTTTGCTGGGGGACGGATGGTTCCCCGGCATCGAAGGCGTTGCTTATGCGGCGCAAATGAAAGGAATCGAACTCCATTTCGACGCCATCCTCCATGCCGGGTCATGGACAGCAAGCGATTCCGTGGCGTCGATGTCCAGAAAAACAAATGGCGAGTGGGTTAGTTGCTTCGAACGCACGTTCCTTCAACTGTTCCGGCACATCTACGTTGGAACGAACCACCACAAGCGAGAGCTTTGCCATGAACACTGGAGGGTTAACAAGTCAGGCATTGACCGAAAGGTCCATGCCACCGGATTGCCGTTCCACACGGACGACCACGTTGCTGCCAAGAGGATGCCAGCAGACGACAGGCAACCGTTGATTGTGTTCACGGGTCGCGATCACCCCGAAAAACGCCAGACCGACGCAGTGAAATGGGCGAAACGAGCGATTCAGATCGCCGGTAGGGGCGAATTCGTCTGGACCATGCAAGCGGGTCCAAATGGGGGTCCCTTGGACCGACCCGATTATTTGAACCTTCTTGGCAAGGCGACGTGCTGGATTTCGTTGGCGAAGCAAGAGAACTTTGGATACTCATGCTTGGAAGCGGCGCTGAATGGAGCTCTTCCAATCGCACCAAACAACAAATCTTATCCAGAGGTCCTTCCGCAAATTCTCAATGACACGTTGAGTGAAAGGTACCCGTTTTTGTATGAAGAAAAGCAACAAGCCCTCAACATGATGATTGAGTGTTTGAAGGGAGAGAGACGTGTTGTTGATTTCAGAGATGATGTGATGAGGAAATACTGGTGGCGAGATCATGAAGCGGCGTCTTCAAAAATAGCTTCAATTTCAGCGGGGATTACGGAATGAAAGTTTACTTTGCTGGTGGCGGGCAGGAGTCCGAGCCAATGATTGCAGAAGCAATCAACCAAAACCCGGACTTGCTAGGGCGGCTTGGGAGCCCATTGGCAGAAAAAAACATCGAGATAGACCTCTATGACGGGGCAGATTTCGTTTTGGATTCCGGGGCACACACGCTGATCAATGTTTACGGGTCTGATGCTTGGAGACGGCATACGCCGACAAAACCAAGAACCAAAGTTCCAAAAGTGCGTGACACGTTCGACAAGTTGAAAAAACTTGCCCGCAAAA